TAAGAGGAAAAGAGGCCGACAGGCTATTGGGGCTAGGGAAAAGGGGAGTGAAACGAGGCTTTTGATACTGCCTTGGCTGTTTTTTTGGAATTGTCGGTAAGTATATACCACAAAACTAGGTGGAATTACATGGTGAGCCAAAATGAAGGTCCAAAAAATAGTGAGTTTAGATGAAAATACGATGAAAATTAGCCAAAGAATGGGTAACTTTAGCCAATGGGTGCGAATAGCCCTTAGAAGTTACGATAATGGAGAGGATTTAGCAACAGAAACCATGCGTCGTATCAAGTGGGCGAAGGTCGCAAGCATTCTAGCAGCAACAATTGTTGAACATTCTATCGAACTCGATGAGAATTACAAAGGATCTATTGAAGAATTAATTGCTCAAGCAATGAAAGAGGTTCAGAACCAAACATCATTGAGGGATTTTGAATGATAGATCCAAGTAAACTATACGCGCATTGCCCAAGTTGTGATACAAAGTTGAAGATTAAACAGACACAACCCTATCAAGATTACACGTGGAGGATTGATATTGATTGTCCTGAGTTCGATTGTGAATGGGATGGACTTCTTATCGAGGTGAAAGTATGAGTGAAATGGCAAAACCTTGCTCTCGTTGCGGTCAGTATTACCCAGGGGATTGTTATCTCTCTGGATGTAATGATGAGAAATGCAGATGCGATGGTTGCATCATACATTTTAGTATATCAGAACTAAGTGAAGAAGACTTCGATTAAAGTTTACGCTTAGATCCAGCGAGTTTGTGCGCTGCTCGAACTGCTGATCTAAATCCGTTTTTCTTCCATTCGCCGTTTTTCTTCTTGAAGTCCTTTGCGACCTTGTCAAATGCTTTGCTATATCGTTTGGAATATGCTGATGCTTTCCGAGGTTTCTTTACTTCGATAGGAGTATCGATCAATGCAGGTGTTGAACCCATTGCCATTTCTCGCAATGCTTCGTATTCTTCTAGGGTCAATGTTACTTCGGCCATGTTATCTCTTCCTTGTTAATGATGCGGCAGAGATTCCAACGGCCACCGCTTCCGCTTTCAGAACTGTTTCAGGTCTGAATAATCTATTAATTGGATTGGCCGCATACTTTAGAGCTGCAACTACTAATTTCCTATCCGCTTTCGCACTGCATCCCAAATTGTTTGAGCAGTCTCGATCATGAGAACGGCAAGCGCAATCAAGCGCATCCTTACAAGGGGCGCTAAAATCAACGCTAGGAGCATTGGCAGGTTGACTCTTTCCTTGAGTCCAGTTAGGTCCACACCAATCGCCGTGAATCCTTACCATTCAGAACCCTCATGCTGAGAGTACTTCAGATTGGATCAATGCGCTGTAAGTTCCGACATCTGCACGTGCTCGATATCCCCACATTCTTCCATTGCCACTGATTGCACCAGTGTTGTTAACTCCAACAATCTGGACAAACACGTTATTTGTTGCAACGATCCCTATGTATGAAAGGTCTCCAACTGGTGTCTCTGGTGAAACATGAGAGAAAGGTGCTCCGTAGTCTGCGAAACCTGCAGAGATGATTTGGCGTTGTGCACGTGCAAGTAATTGAGAGTCGCTTAAGTTTGGTACACCAGTCTTCGAAGTCGTGGTTAATGCCATTGTGCTTTGAGTGGTAAGACCAGCAATACCTGAAGGAGGTGCGACGTCTAAATCAACTGCTAGAACAACGAAGACTTCATTGTTCAATGGATCTAGTGTTAGATTGATTTGTTCTTGTGTGAAGACACCAGCAGCACTCTCTTGAATGCCGAATGATACCGCTACTACGTCTGATGTCTTTTTCAAAGCCATGTTCTATGGGCAGGGCCGACAGTGTATAAACTACACCTACTGCACAAATCAAAGCACCCACCTTTTTCATACACACGGATTCTATCTTCTTTAGGGTGAGGCATTGATAAGCCCTTCAATTCCAGCAGGGGCTAAGAGGAAAAGAGGCCGACAGGCTATTGGGGCTAGGGAAAAGGGGAGTGAAACGAGCCTATTAGTACCGTTTTGCCTGTTTTTTTGGAAATATCGGTAAGTATATAGACGAAAACTGAGTGGAATTACATGGTGAGCCAAATTGAAGGTGCAAAAAATAGTGAGTTTAGATGAAAATACAATGAGAATTAGCCAAAGAATGGGTAACTTTAGCCAATGGGTGCGGATAGCACTCAGAAGTTACGATAATGGCGAGGATTTAGCCACGGAAACCATGCGACGCATCAAGTGGGCAAAGGTCGCTAGCATCTTAGCCGCTACGATCGTTGAACATTCTATTGAATTAGATGAGAATTACAAAGGATCTATTGAAGAATTAATTGCCCAGGCTATGAAAGAGGTTCAGAACCAAACATCTTTGAGGGATTTTCAATGAGTAAAGACTTTCACGAAGAAACAATAACTAAGTTTGAGTGTGATTATTGTGGTGCGATGATTTATGAAAGGAAATCATTAGGAACTAGGATGTGCAAATTGTCAATATGGCCTTATGATGAAGAAACACTTTGTTCTGTTCAATGCGTTTATGAATCTATTACCGCATATCATGAAGTGGAAGTGGAATTATGAGTCAAAATAGAAGCAATAGATCTGTTTATGTTTCCCAAACTGTAGATGGAAAAAGAACCTGGATAAAGATAGGAGATTATTACCAACTTGGAGCCTTTATTCCAGGCAAGGGTATATCCTTGATAGATTGGGGCGTTCACGATCGTAAGAAAAAATCGTGATTATAATTTTCGATTAGTCTTAGCTAGTTTGTGAGCTGCACGAACCGCGTTCCGGAAACCGTTTTTCTTCCAGGAGCCGTTCTTTAGTTTGAATGATGGTGCGATCTCTTTGAATGCACGTCCGTATCTCTTCGATGCTGCAGACGCTTTACGCTTTACAGGTTTGACGATCACTTCATCGACAATTGGGGCAGCGATGCCCATTGCCAAATCTCTCAATGCTTCATATTCTTCAAGTGTCAACGTTACTTCGGCCATGTTATCTCTTCCTGGTTAATGATGCTGCAGATATTCCAACCGCTACAGCCTCGGCTTTCTTTGTAATCAATGGTCTAAAGATTCGATTAATTGGATTGTTTGCATATCTTAGAGCTGCAGCGACTAATTTCCTATCAGCCTTTGAACTGCATCCTTTAGAATTAGCACAATCTTTGTCATGTGATCGACACGCACAATCCAATGCGTCGTCACATGGCGCATTAAAATCAACACCAGGAGCATTAGCAGGTTGCCTCTTCCCTTGAGTCCAACTTGGCCCACACCATTGGCCATGTATTCTAGTCATCTAAAGACCTCAAGATGATAATTCATTGGTTACAAGTGCTGCATATGCTGATGCAGTTAATTTAACTCTTGAACAAATAACTCGAACTTGACATCCAGCGACACCAGTTTGATTTAGACCCTTGATTGAAAGGAACAAATCATCAGTAGCAACGAGCATCAAATTATCGGATACCTGGTAAGGTGCTTGAGAACCAATTAGTTCGATGATGTGAGGGCCGCTGAATTCAGCAACGCCGCCGGTAGTAACTCTTTGTTGGAAACCAACAAGGTTAGCATCATTTGCGCCGACCATTGCTGTTTTACGAGTTGATGTTAGTTGAAAGTCCAAGAAAGAATTAGCCATTGGAACGCGGTCCGGTTCTGAACCACTAAAGTAGACACCATGTACAAGGATCCCCTCTTGATTTAATGAATCCAAAGGGAGTGATATCTGTTGAGTCGTGAAAGTATCGATAGCACTTTCAGTAACATTGCCATTCACGAAGAACGGGTCGCTTGTAATCTTGTATGCGGCAGGCATGGCTATTGGGCAGAGCCGACAGTGTATAAACTATACTTACTGTAAAAATCAAAGCACCCACCTTTTTCATACACACGGATTCTATCTTCTTTAGGGTGAGGCATTGATAAGCCCTTCAATTCCAGCAGGGGCTAAGAGGAAAAGAGGCCGACAGGCTATTGGGGCTAGGGAA